TGGGGAGGAGGAGTGTTTGTTGGGTGGGGCGGGTTGATTTTGGTATGCTTGGGTTTTGCGTTTAGATATGGTGTTTTATTATGAGTCAGTTAGTGAAATGCAAGGGATGCAGTAAGTCGGTGCATCGATCGGCTAAAATCTGCCCACATTGCGGCGTGTCCAAGCCTGGCGTTAATGCCGCGCATGGATGTTTAGGTATCATTGCCTTGGCGATTGTGTTTGTGGTGATTGTTGCATCGAACGACGACAGCAAACCGCAGTCTGAAAAGACGACGGCTGAACTTCGGCAAGACCAAATCACCAAGCAGTTTTCACCCTTCAGCGGCGAACACTTGTCGTTGTCTCGCTACATAAAAGCCAACATGAAGAACCCTGATAGCTATGAGCACATCAAGACGGTGTATGTGGATAACGGGGAGTATTTGACTGTTGAGACGTTGTATCGCGGTACCAACGGCTTTGGCGGTGTCGTGCCCGGGGTTGTGAAAGCCAAGGCCGATCTGAAAGGCGACCTGCTGGAAATTCTGCCGTAACTATTCTTTTATCCCATCCAAACGGGTTTTGATACCGTTGGTATCGCTACCTATGGTATTGATATTGGATGCCTGCACCGGTGCCGCCGTATTGCTGCCGCCGGCCTGCACGCCGCTATGGGTATGACTGGCCAGGGTATTGCACAGGCTGATCACCTGCGCCATCAGCTCCGACAAAATACCCAGCACGTTTTCGGCATCGCTGCCTATCCAGGTCTTTGGCGCCTTGTGTAGCTGCTTGGTACTGCTTTTGGCGGTGATGTCAGCCAAGGCGATTAGCTCGGCGCGGCCGCCGGATTGCAAACGCAAAGCGCCCATGGCATCCACTTTCTTGGTGCCTCCTACCGTCTCGGTACTATCCGCTTCGACATTAATCAGCGATTGGGTGTAGGTTTGCAGGGTTTCCAGCGCGGATATGGTGCGTTTCAGGCTGTCTTCGGTGATATTGGTATCGGTTTTCCGGATCCAGTTGCCGTCCTTATCGACAGTTTGATAACTGCTGGAACCATGCTGCCAGCGCTGTTCGCCGCGCTCGATCTGAGGCAAACTCAAATTATGCGGCTGAATGGAGCGGATAAACGGCTGATTCGGCGAACCGTAGGCAAAGGCCAGCTCGACGCGGGTACCGTCCTGTGGAAAGGAAAACCGGCCTTGCTCGTGGCCGGCGCCGTCGGTCGGCAACGGCACATCATGCAATACCGGAAAACTGGTATCAGGCTCGCCGTGCTCGTTCAATACCTGCACATCCACCGCGTAATAAGGCCGGAACGGATCGGCCACGTTGCCTGATTGTGGCGTCTCCCTGACAGCCACTACCTCTGCAAAGCGCGGTAAGTGATTCTGACTGGGCAATTCCGGATAGGCCTTATCCACCATGTTTTTGATCGTCTTTTGCATCGCTACCAACTCAAAGTCATAAAGTTGCCGGAAAACTCCACCCCAGTGACCCGGTTACCGTTCAATTCCACACCAGGGCGCATGGCTGGGATAGCCGCTATTTTTGCCGACGTATTGCTAAGCTGCTCAGAGAAATAGCTGTAATCCACGCTGGCTTGTTTATCCGACCAGCGCGAATCAGCCCAAGAGCCGACATAGATCACGCCTTCACCCTGCTGCTGATAAATAAAATCATCCACACGAAATGCGCGTCCTATGCCGGACATGGCCTGATAACCGTTGCCAATGTTGTAAAAGTGCGGGATTTTAGTGCTCGAATACTCTTTATCCGGTGCACTGAAATCAAGCCCCGTCTGGTCATACATGGCTTTCAACACATCCAATAACGTCGGATGACGCAGGCTTAATGGCATTTTAACCTGCAAAGCTGCGGCCATTTCACGACAGAACAGTTTGCAATGCTGGTTGTCTATGGGTGTGATGCTATCGATATAACCCAAAAAAAGCCGTTGGCTGTTACTGTCTGCAGCGTAACCGATATCAAACGCCACAGCAGACAGCTTGGCCAGCTGCTCGGCGGCTTTTTGCACGGTAAATTGAGCGCGGCCCGGTTCCGACAACGACAAAAAAACCCGTTCGTCCGTCACATCCAACACAGATCCGGATACCGTCAGGCGTCTGATCAGCTTCATTTCAGCAACTCATTCAAAGGTGCAAGCACGTTTTGCTCGAATGCTGTCAACTGTGCCGGCACACTGGCTGCAGGTGTTGTGGTTTGTGTCGTATTCCCGCTGATGATTTGCCACGTTGGGTTCTGATTGGACACCGGCTTATCCTGCAACCGCTGTTGTTTCTTTTCCGGTACCGAGCGCCATTCCACAAGCTCGAAACTAATATCCCACTGCCTCAGACCGGCATTTTCCGGGCAATTAAACGTGCCTTGAAACTGCACCTGCCGGATATTCATGGCCTTAGCCAAATCGTTGATGATGTTGTATTTAACCCGGTCGCCGGCGGCGTCGCGGGCTTCTGCCAAGGCCACCAAAGCCGTCAAATCCGCCGCATTGATAAATTTAACCGACAAACGCACAGTCAAGGTTTTCGGCTTGTCGCCCTTGTCCGCTTGCGCCGTGGTGCTGCTGTTGCCGCTTAAATCCTCACCGGCCAGCGTCAACGATCCGGAAACTGTCACACCGTAGCCGGGTAATTTGGTACCGTTTAAATACACGCTCACTGCACGATCTCCGCCAACAATGACAAATCTTCCACCGAACCTAAAAACAATTGGATCGCCGTTAGCGTAAATTCATGGCCTGGATGGCCGATGCGCAATGCGCTAGCAATATTATTGGCCGCATAAAATCTAAACCCGGTCCCACCTGTCAATCCAGCCGATGCCGCCGCCTGCACACCGGACACCATAGCCGCATGCGCCGCTTTATCAGCAGAAAATGACGATAGGTTGCTGTTAGCATCACTGGTTTTAAATGCCTCCGCCGCGTCGCTGGCTTGTTTGATCAGGTCGGCCCGTTGAATGGCCCGAATCGCCGGCATGGCATTAAGCGGCAACCCGCTACCGTGCTGTTGATGCGGTACCAATTGCATTTTGCTAACTTCAAGGGTTGCCATTTGCGTTGCACGCCTGGCCAGTCTGGATAAGCTCGGCATCGGAAACGAGGAACCCAGCGTCGTCAACTGGCCGACAAAATCGGCCATGCTGGCCGCCGTTACTGCAATGCCAAGCGCTGCGCCGTCATGGCCTGCGGCTTTTTTAATAACCGCATCGATCGCATTAGGAAACGACAAATAAGTATTGCTGCCGTTACCGTCTCGTATGCCATGCGTCCAAGGGTCCACGCTGATTACAGACAAGGCCGCATTAACAGAAGATGCACTGCTGATAGGTGGTGATAACGAAAGAGACGACCATGTCATGTGATTGTTAACGCCAGTTCAAACACTGCATCAATTTCAGCATCTGTTTTCTCTAGTAACGCTCCCATCGCTACTACAAACGGATTCATACGCTCAATCGTAACCGCATATTCCCACATGTCTTTTGTGTCTTGATCAGCCAATGCTACTGCTGCTTCCACAGTGACACGCAAATTTAACATAGAGAGTGCGCGCCTGAACTGCCAGGCAGAACATTGCATCGTTGCGCGTATTCCTTCTAGTGGAACGGGTGCGCTAGTAAATACACCATCATTATAAAAGTCGCCGATATTTGCAGTTTCAGAGGCAATAGCCAGGCCGTTTTCGGCTATAAACCCATTTTCGGCTATCACTACATTTTCGACGATTCCGGCCACCACAATGCATGTTCTGATCATATTAGTACCATACGTTAATTTGTCCGCGCGCACCCGCGCTTCCGGGTGTTGTCCAGCCTGCTCCGCCACCACCTCCAGGTGCATTGCCAATCGTATTGGCACCGCCTGAGCCACCGCGTGGAGATGCTCCACCCGTTTCCAATACTTGCACAGGATCAGCTAAATCAGATCCGCTTTGACCGCCCAAATTTTCGTCACCACCAACGCCGAAACCGCCGCTGCCTTGACCAGCACCACCACCCGCGCCGCCAGTAGCAGACACATGAGCACCAAAAGACGACGTTGTCCCGCTGCCGGCAACTGTTGGATAGGTTGCACCCGCTCCGCCCACGCCAACGGTTACCGTAATCAAATCACCTGGCGACACATCAAGCATTTTTTGTGCGTATCCTCCGCCTGCACCCGTAGCGCCTACACCGCCAGAACCGCCGCCTCCTCCGCCCCAAACCTCAGCTTTTATTTTGTACACATTATCAGGCACTGTAAATGTTCCAGAACTGGTAAATACCACTAGATTTGACAGCGGTATGCGATATTGTCCGCGTTGTGTAATAACCCCACCCGCCGAAATGTCCGCAATCTTAGCCACATAATGATCAAACCCCAGTCCATCTGTGTAATCGGTTAAAATCGCCGCCGTGTCTGTAAAGCTAAACACCGCCTCAACCCCGGTTAAATCACCCTGCAAGCTGGCGTCTATCCAGATCGACTTTGGCAAGCCGGTAACGTTGATAGCCGCCGACGTGGCCTGCTCGCAACGTATGCCGCCGACATAACCGACACCAGCAGCTATTTCGTAGTCTGATCCTGATACCAGCGACACCTTAAAGCCATCGCCGAAGGCGGCAAACTGGCCATAAATGTCAAAATTGCTCAAACGCTCGCGCTCGTCGATCTGCAGCAAGCGGGTAGTAAAATCGATTTGCCATGTCTCTGCGGGCGCAGATATCGCCGTGGTGGCAGTCAAACCGGTGTACTGCAACAAAAAGTTTCTGACCAGGTTATTGCCTTCGATGCCGCCGGCCGTGGCCGTCTTGGTAATCGGATCGGCCAAATGCACGACCGCCACCAGCACGTCATCAGCATCTTTAAGACCCACCCAATTAAACGTGTAGTCTCCGATGGTGCTATCCAGCGTCAACGAATACACCACCTGATTGGCGTTGACATACCCGGCGCGTGAGACCGGCCGGGTATCGACGATATCGCCAGGGTCCGGCATGGCTGCGATGCGGTCAACCGGCTCGGCGCCCAAACCTGTGATATTGGCCAGCACAAAATGAGTCACATCGAACAACAGGCTATTGCCCTGCTGATACGCTATTTTATTTTCACCGGCGACGGTTAAAAATGCCATGTTACAAACTCGCTATGTCGTAAGAATAAGAACAACCGTTGCTAAAGCACGGCGCTGACACCGGAATCGGGCTGATCACGGATAACTCGTAACGCCGGCAGGTACGGCCATATTTTTGAATGATGCGGTTAATCAGCGTGGCGTTTAGCGCCAATTGCGAATCCGACACGTGCAACAAAATCACATCCCAATCCACCGGGTCTACCCGTTCCTCTATTTCCAGATAGACGATGCCAAGCCGTTCGAAAATGCGAATAAACCCGGCCTTGCTGCCCGCGTCTTCCGCATTGATGTAGGCAAATTTTACCCGTCGTCTATACAGTGCCTCCGGCTCGTCGGTAAAGCGAGTGATATCGCGTTGAAACGCCAATAAATTCAAAATACCCAGCGTACAGGTCAGCGGGTCCATTTGCGTGATCGGCCAGCGGATCCAGCTTTCGGCCACATCCCACCACGCGGCGATCGAGCTGCGCAGCTTGCCGAGTTCGACGCCATCCAGCCAAAATGGAAATTTGATCTCTATCATTCGGTATCCACCACAGTCACAGTCAGCGCATCCAGGCGCGGTATTTCCAGATCGTTGACAATGTCAGCCAGGCTGAACACCACGCTATGCACGTCGGCAAACTGGTTGTGAATTTCCTCTGCTAGTTTGGAGAATGAAAATCGGCTGTACGGATACGTCAAGGTCGGGCTATAGGCCTGATTCTCGCGGAAAGCGGCATTGATAAACACGCCCACGTCGGCTTGAATTTGAGTTTTCTGCTCAGTGCTCAAAAACTGCTCGACATATACCGTGGCGGTTAGGGTGATCAAGGTTTCCGGCATTTGGTACACAATCAAATCGTCGCCGTGGCCGTGGTTGCCTTGGTCGGTGATGTACTGGTTAATGTCCAACAAATAATCGACTGCCGGGGCGGCAAAATCAAACAACACAAAGGCATTGGCGGTACCCGGACCGCGCGGGGCATCGTGTTCAAACCAGATAGCATCAATATCCACGCCGGGAAATTGGCCGATCAATGATTTATACACGCTATCGGTGTGATAACTGGATGCTGTGCCAAACTGGTTGCGAATGCGCGGCCGCAACAAAGCGTCGGATTCGATATCCGCGCCGGGCGCAGCGATCCAGTCCACGCCATTGGCCACTGCCGTGACGCCGACAATTGGCGTGGGCAGCACGTTGTAATAATTGGCAGCCAGGTTGTAAGCGCTGCCGGCTTCCAATGCCTCTACCGGTACAGATACCGTGGTATTTGTGCCGACAAAGGCTGTTTCGGCGGTGGTTTTAAGCTGATACACCACACCATTGATGGTAGCAGTTTGAATGATGGTCCCCAGCGGTATCGTAATACCCAGCCCGGTATCCACCCGGCTAAACACCACCGTGCCGGCCGCCTTGGTAGCGGTTTTTCGGGTTAGATTGACCGCGTCGGCCAACAGGTCCAAAAACTCGCCTTCGGCATATTTGACATAAGCGTTCGGCATGACGGTAACGGCGATAAAATTGACCAGCCACAACACAGGGCTAGTCACGGCCGCCGTCACGAAGCGCCAAAACGGCGACATCCTGTTGTCATTGCTGATCAGGCTGCCGCTACCGGCCACAATGTCCCGCCAGGCGGTTTCCAGCTCGGCTTGGGTAGTCGGTATGCCGTTGTCTTTCAGTATTTGGACAAAATCCATGTTAAAACCCGATGTAAAAATCGATAGGGCCGAAATCCACCGTGTCGGCGGTAATAAAAAACAGTTCGGTGTCGGTTGGGGTTATGACTACCGTGCCCGGTACCAGTCTGTCGTCCTCCTCAATTTCCAGCGTCAATTGCTGCAGCAAAATTTCCACTTTGATGCGGTCGCGCTGGCCGATTATTTGCACCATCAGCCCGGTTTCGCGGATCAGATGCTTAATGTCCTGGGCAATGCTGTCGCGGTTGTCCAAGGTCAACGGCTCGCCGCCGCTGTCCAGGTTGACATCGTTATTGACGATATGCAGGTCTATGTATAGCGCTTCAGCCATTTAGCCACCCGCCATTTGAATATCGTCCACCAACTGCGACAGGCTGCGCGGGTTTTGCGGGTACACATTGACCGTGCCGATACTGCGCGATTGGTTCTTGTTGTCGTTCATCTGGCTGAATTTCTGCATCAAGCCACCCTTGGGCGCACTGGTGTTCATGCCTGATGGTGCCGCTATCGGTTTCGGTGCGCCGCCCATATCGATATTGATGCCAGGGATCATGTTGATTTTACTGATCAGAAAATCCACCCCTTTCAGCAAAAAATCCCACAAATTGAAGTTGCTCAGCCAGTTTTTCAGGGCGTTGAACTTGGTCATGATGAAGTCGATAGCGTTGGTAACGGCCAGCGTCACCGCATCCCAACCTGCTGCAATGTTCTCGAAGATTTGCCATTCAGCCGACACGACGCGTAGATACTCGCTGAGTCGATACAAGGCCACGCCGACAGCAATAACAGCGACCACAACACCGGTAATCGGGCTCGTCATAATCGCCCAAATAGCCGTTAGGCCGCCAAATGCGAGCTTTGAGATTCCCACAACGATCGCAAGCGTTGAGACTGCTGCGGTCAGTCCGAGGAATCCAACGGTTATGAACCCAACCCACTGCGAGAGCACAGGGAACTGCTCGGTCCAGCGCCCCATAGTCTCGATGCCGCTGTTTACCCAATCATAGAACGCGATTATCTGCGGAAGCAGTTGTACACCAATCGCTATTTGAAGCGAGTTAACACCCTGCGCGGCAATATCCCATGGATTTGTGAGGGCCTTGGCCATGGCAATAGCTTTTTCCATGCCTTTGTTTTGGCCAATCGCGGTAATGCCGTCGTTCAGGCCTGTGATGTCTTGCGATAGCAGTTTCAGCAGGGCCACGGCCTCTTGGGTGCCGAAAGCCTTTTTAATCAAGTCCGAGGTCGCCACTTTGTCGATTGCGCCGAACTTGCCCTGTATTTTGGTCAAAATATCTACCATCGGCAGCATGCGGCCATGGCTGTCGGTAAACTCCAACCCAAGTTCTTTTTGCGCCTTGCCGACGCCGTCCAAAAACGCGCGGTATTTGGTGCCGGCCTCGCTGCCGCTCATGGTCGCTTGCAGTTTACCCAAAATGGCGATTTGCTCATTCATGGGTACGTTTGACGTGGTAGCAGACGCGCCCAAGGTTCTAAACGCTTCCGACATGCCTTGGCCTGTGGTTTTGTACATCTGCACCGCCGCCGCCGTTTGCCCCGCCAACTGTTCCACCCAGTCCGCTTTGCCCATGCCGTCGGCAGTTTTTTGGAAAATGCCGTACATGGTGCCGACATAGCTGGTAATCGTCGCCGCGTCGGCCTTGGTGCCCTTGGCCAGAATGTTTGAAGCGCGGGTAAAAGCGGGTAGTTCGTCACCGGTTAAACCGGCAATCGCGGACTGAATGTCATACGAAGAACGCACGAAATCCACCGCAGACTCTCCGTACTGGCGGCTGAATTGCAACGATGTTTTGGTTAAACGGGAGAGGACGTCGTCCGTGACATCCAAACTTTTGACCTCGCCCAGCGCAGTTTGCATCTGCTTAGTGGGCTCGATGAGGTTATTCAACGCATAGCCTGCCCCAGCCACCCCGGCCACGCCATAACCGATTTTTTGATAACCGGATTGGATGCGGGTGGTGACGTTGTCCATGGTTTTCATCAGCTTATTCGCCGGTCCGCTGGTTTTATCCAGCAGCGATACCATGAAAGTTAGGCTTTGTAGGTTCATGCGTTTTACTCAAACGCCAAGGCAATTCCAGCCGCCACGGCGTTTTTAAAGTTTTCGTGTTGCCGCTGCTCCATCCAAAGCGCGGCGCCCATGCTGTGCTCGTCTAGCGGTTCCGCTGGGAACCAATGCCGGGCCAGCCATTGCAGTTGTAAATAGCCGTTGTTTTCTAGGGCCTCGGCTACGCTTTCGGCTTTTTTATCGCCACCTCAATGCCGCCGCCCAATTCCTGCGTGACAATGCCGCCGATCTGCATCACCACGATGCCTTTTGGTTGGTTGTCTGCGGTTAAGCACAGGCGTTTGAAATCGTCTTTACTTTCCGGCACCACGGTGCGGCTTAAAAAGTTATACGTCGGGCCGATTTTGTCATTCGGCATTTGTTCGTTGATCAAGCGGTTTAAATCGCTGTCATCGGCGTCGAAAATTAAATCGGTGTCGGATACGGTTACGGTGATTTTTGGCATGGTTTCCTCGTTAGTTATATTACTACTATGCAGAGTACAGCCAGCACCAAGCCGACTGCGCCCCGTCTTGTACTTGCTTCTTTCCAGTTTATGTTCATAACAACTGCTCAATAAAATCTTTTAATGCTGCTGCAATCAATCCCATCCCTGTTGAATTAGGATGAATACCGTCACCTGAATCATTAGCTGCTGCAATTAAATAGGGTACTGCCGCGTCTTCTACAGGTGTTCTCAGGTTAAATACTGGTACACCTAACGTTGCCGCTAACGAGTAAATTTTCTGGTCGTAATACAATTGTGATCGATATTTGTCGTCAGTAATCCACCCCGCTCCCGCACCCGCTTTCCATGCGCCTATTGGTGTCAATATCGGTATAATTCCGTTAGCTATAGCCCAATTTGCTGCATCATCAATAATCGCAATGTCAACATCGGCTTGTGCAATTTGATTTGCATATAAACCGACTGATATTGTATTTAGTGACGACTGAATGAGGACGTATTTAGGGCGCTGTCCTGCATCGATAAGTGCTTGTAACTTCTGCTGAAATAGTGATAGATACGTACCTGGACGTGTACCCGCTACAGTAACACCTGCTGTTGTAACTCGCTGAAACCATACGCCGATTTTAGGCTTTAGTGCCTGCAATTGACCTGCATAATCTGTATTATCATTAATATACGAGTCACCGAAAATAGCAACAGTGTTGCCCGTTAGCGGAGATTTAACATTCTTAGTTAGTGTTAAAGTGCCGTTTGTTGCGTTAGTTAGAGTTCCCTCGTAGTCAGATAAAACTGCATGGCTTTGCAGAGGCTGCACATATTCACTCGGAATCATAGCGTTTGATTCTGATAAATCCTCAAACATTAGATTTTTGAGCACTAAAGTTGCAGGCCCGTTACTATTTCCGCCGATGCCTATGCCTAAGCGCCACGTTACAGTCTGCGTTGTTGTTGGCTGGAATATAATTGCATGCCTAGAATTAGCGGTAAATTGCGTTTTTGTTAGTGTTAACGTACCGAAATCTATAGTTGGTACAGTACCAGTAATTTGCAGGTAATCGTCCGCGGCCGATCCCTTAACCAAATCTTCGATTTCAAATGATAAGCAATAGGTATGCCCTGCTAGGAATGACGTTGCGGGGGTCGTAATAAATACCCTACCCGAATCTCCCGCACCGATGGACATGGTTATTTTCTGAGTAGCATCATCTTTGTTTATAGCAGTGCTAGTTCCTGTCCCTTGCACTACGCTTGATGCGATCTCACTAACAAACTGCTTGCTGAATAAGTTTGTTACTACTCTTTCTGAATAGCTATCACCGTGCCATGCGTGTTCATCTGAAACAATTTGTTGGTTCCAAACCTGCGCAACACCCTTAAACTCAGATGCTGGAGGCAGGTCGGCTATAGTTGGGTAATGCGCAATCAACCCACCCTTCACCCGCTTCTCTTTCCCCAGCCCCGCATCATCCGACTGCACTACCACCCAATCATTGGCGTCGGCGTAGGGTTTAATCGGTCTGTGTTTAACATCACCACTCATATGCTGCCCCTTAACCCAATAAATCGCGGACGTTGTCGGCATCCAGATACGGCACGCCGTTGATACGGACGAAATCCGGGCTGGTCACTGTAAAGGCGATTTTTTGCCGGGTTTTTTCGCCGCCCTTGGCGTCGTTGTTGATCAGATCGGACACATTCAGCAAACAGCCGTACAGCTCGATTTTCTGATTCTCGCTGACTGTTTTACCGGTGTAGATAATGTCCACCGTCGGCATGGCCCGCCAGCTGCCGTTGCTATTGGCCACCTCGGTAAACAAGTTGAAATTCTTGCTGTCTAATTCGATATCGCCGGAACACGACACGTCGCCGTCGACGTAGCCGTCGGGCACGCCGCGCGTCATCACTGCTTGTCTGTTGTCGCTGATTGAAGCCGACATGTTTTCGACGTGGACCAATATATCGCCGACCATGATGTCGAAATTCAAGGCGGATAGGCGTTTGTTGCTCATGGGTAATGCTCCTTATGCGACCGGTGCGGACAGGTCGAGAATAATGTTGGCGGTGATGTCTTTTGGAATCTCGAACGGCCGCGCAATCATGAAAATTTCCACTTGGGTGCGGGTGATCCAATGAATCGCCACATCGCCGTCTTTCGGCTCTTTCAGCTCGGATGGAAACGGGATACCTTGAAACGCATAGGAACGGCTCATTTCCCGCAATGGACGCATCAGTTTATTAATGGCCCAGGCCTCACCGATGGGTGTGGAGTTAAAACGGCGATTTCCCAGCAAGCCAATCAACACCAAGCGCACCGCGCGGGCGGCTTTGTCGACCACGCGCAGATTTTCAATTACTTGATAATCGCCGGCCGGTGCGTCCAATGTTTGGCCGTCGGTCCAGAACACGCCTGGGTAATCGGCGTACAGTTGCGGTACCGCATAGCGTTGGTCGTTTAAGGCCTTTGCATGGGCATTGTTGTAGCGCACGCCAGCATTATCCAACGGCAATCCGTCTTGATCCACGCCCACCAATGGGCCGGTTTCCACCCGCATCGGCGTGTCTGCCACGCTGGTGGTGTAATTGCACAGCCGACCGGCATAAATGCCGATACTGTTGGTGTAAATCTGCGCCACTACGCTGACCCGGTAGGCACTCAAACCACTGGTAATCGCTGTCAGTTCGGCAATGTATTCCGACCAGGTGTCGCCGGTGACGGGGGTTGGATCGATCACCCGAGTGGTAGCGATAAAAAACAAACGTCTACCGTATTGGGTGTTGATGTCCAGCGCTTTGGTTTGCATGGCCGTCAGCGATGCACCGGCGGTCATGGGTGTACACACCACCACGGCTTCCACCCGTACATCTTGCGCCATGGCGATATCGACCGCCGCCGACCATGCCGAACCGTCCGCCACCGGAATGGCTGCACAGGCCCAGTTTTGGCCGGCATTGGAGCGGGCCGCCGCGACTTGGGTTTTAATCTCGGACGATGCCGCGCCTAGTTCTGCATCCAAATCGCTGTCGGTGTTTAAAAACAGCACCGTGTCTTGGTTGGTGAGGCCAACGCCGATGAATAAGAAAAACTTTTCGACGGTGGGGAATTCGCCCTGCTGTAAATTGAGGGCGTTGACGGTTACTTTACCTAGTGCCACGGGCTAACTCCTGCGTGATATCCGTAAAAAATGATTGTATGTACTGCGCCACGTCGTGCGCACTGGCGCCCAAAAAGGCGCGGGCTGGTAATACGGTTTTCCATGAAGACTTGGCTTTTATGCCTTGTTTTTCGCGCATCGATCGAATAATTGATCCAGCCTGGCCAATGGTCAGGTTATCCATAATCCAACGCATTGAAGGCTTGCGGCCTTTTTTATTCATCCGATAGCCGAGTTTTTTAAGCTCGACGGCTTGGCGTTTGGTGGCCGGTTTTTGTCTGCCACCCGCTGAACCTTGGCTTTTTTGTAATGCCGATGCAGTAAAGGCCTGGCTGTCGCCAAATTGTTGGGCGGCGGCAATTCTGCCGGCCAAACCTGGAAAGCCTATTTTTGCCTGCTTGCCATCGTTGCTGAATATCTTGGCCAGCTTGATCAACTTGCTAAGCATCTTGCGCCGGTCTTTGCGCGGCTTCCAGCGCTTGGCAAACGGTTGGCCGTGCACGTCGGTTTGTGTGGTGATGCGTTTGCGGCTGTCTCTAATGATGGCGCGGGCGGTTTTTCGTAATAGCTTGCGGCGTTTGGTCAGCGGCAGCTTTAAAATGGCCAGTTGTTGTTTGAGTCCGGCTAATCCGGTGATATCGATATGTAATCTCATACCTGCAGATCCGTTGTTACGTCGCCGGTTTCTGCGTACCAATGATCAGCATCGGCTAATCGATAGTTTTTGCCGTTGAGCGCAATTGGTCCGGCGACATCCTCTAGCGCGGTCACGTCCTCGACAAAATCGATCGTGATAATCAAATCGGCGGTGCTGTCGTCCAGCACGTCAACCTCGGGTTGTATGGTCGCCTCGCTGCCGTCCATCCGCACGTCGTCGCCGTCGTGATCGATCAACCAGGCGGCCAGGTGCCCGAATAGCAATTCGGCCGGATGTACTTTGTGCGGAAAGCGCTCGATAGTAATCACCGCATCGTAGGTTTGCCGGAACAAGGTCACGTTGCCTGCGTTTTGATCCGAGCCCAAGCTTTGAATTTGCAGGTTTTCCACCCACGCATCAATCTGCTCGGCAGCGACTAAGTCAAGATTGATTAAAAACGCGGTAAGGGCGGCGATTTGTTTCATGGCTGCTGTTTTCCCAACCAGCGTTGAAACAGTTTTTCCGCCGCAGATTCGAACACGAACAACGCGCGGCTGCCCATGTGCGAGCTGATGCCGATAAAGGCCGCGCTGACAAGCTGCGGCAGGTTTGATGCTTCGCAGATAAAAAACGTCATCACGCCAACGAAGCCGGATACCACCACGTCGCCTATGATTTCTGATAGCGAAAAGCGGGCAACCGCACCGATTTTCATTTTGCGGATGTAGCCGGCAATGCCGCCCCACAGCGATAAAAATACCACCCATGCGTAGGTGATCAGTTCGTATGAGAGCGGGTCTTTTTCCAGCATGGTTTCATCGTCCATGGTTATATCAGCGCGGCATGCACGCCGTGGTTTGCGGTTTTGGATTCCAGCGGCAAAAATTGCGCGAACAGTTGTGCAATGGCCTTTTGGGATTGGTCAAGCCAGTATTGTTCGGTATCCGGCGCTTCTTTCGCTGCGGCTTCGGCGTTGGGCTTGCGGTTTAGGCTGTTGAATTGCTGCAGCAGCCACGCTTTTGCATTGGCATACACGGCGTGCTTGTACTGTACGATCAGTTGATCGGTGTCGCCCAGGTCGACCGGGTTATCGGCCACGTAGGCATCGGCTGTTACATAGCCCAAGGCGATGATGGCGAACTTCACCGCTTCCAGATCCAGATTGACGTTGACTAGGGCCAGCGTCAGACCCCACTTGATGGTGTCATCAGCGTATTCTGCGGGGATGCGGTATTTGTCCATTAGTTCGCCGATGTCCAAATCAAACCAAAAGCCGTCATTCGCAAACGGCGCCGGTGTCGTTAATGAGGGTTTTCCGGTCAGGCTCATTTGCTGGCCACCTTTTTCACCTTATCTACTGTGCGTAATCCAGCTAGGCCTAGCAATCCTAATAGCACTTGCAAGGTGATATCAGTATCCAAAATCGGGAACGCTCCAGCGTAACCAAATGCTACTACGGCGATAAAACGGGCGAACGGCTCTATAACGGCGGCATATCCCAGAGCAATGCCGCATATCCATCCGATAGCCGGTCTCCAGCCCGATACAAACACCGATGCATTGGCCGCTTCTATTTTATTGATGTCCAACTGGCCTAGAATCAGGTTGTATTGGGCTTGCATTTCAGCGGTCAATTGAGCAATTTTGGCTTTTTCAGTTTCGGTGGCATCCGGCCAAATGCGTTTTACAGCGCTATCGGCCAGGTTTGATACAGCGGCAATGGCGTCATCGATTCCAAACATGGTGGCCTCTGGTTTTTAAAAAGTGCCTGGACTAACGACCGGTCATGAACAGCATCAGAGCAGTGCGTCACAACGGTGGTAGCCAGCCAGGGCTTGAGGAGCTGTTATTCGTCCGTGGGTTGTTCTTTTAACTTGGCTTGCGCGTCCTTTTTCAAGCCCTTGGTGCCGTGTCCTTCCGGATTGACCGCTTCCGCTTTGTCGCACAAGGCCAGCACGGTGGCATATTCACCCACGCGGTTCTTGTGCTTGGCCAGCATGGCGTACATCTTCGACTGCACCGGCGGCGCTAACGACCATTTTTCATTGTCCAGCGTCGCCACTAGCGCATCCAAATAAGGACTAGCCGATTGCGGCGGGTCCATCTTTAACAGGGCGTTGGCCCAGTCGTAGACCGCATCACAAACAAAAGTCGGCAAGTCCCGATCAAATTTGGCCGGCGTGCGCTGGTTTTGTTTGATCATCACAAAGGCCAATTCCAAGCCGCGCTCGATGTCCAGCGTGTCGAACAGCCAGATACACACCCGCACGGCGATGTCGTTGGGGTAGTTGTCGCCGTTGTCGATGTAAGCTTTTACGAACGGCCAGTAGGTCGCCAACATGGCCGCTTTGGCCTTGGCTTTGTCCGCTACGTTTTTCAGCACCGATAAACTGGCCAGGTCGGCCGACATAGCGGCTTGGTAGTGAGCCAAATCGCCATGCTCCACCGCCGCCGCTGCCGACACGGCTTCTCGTGGCTGGTATGGGTTGACGCCGGTTTTTTCGGCGTCCGCCAGTTGCTGAGCTTTAATGTGTTGCAATTTGCGCATGGATTACACCAAAGTGATGTTTTCAACCAGCGAGGTGGCCAACTCTTCTTGCACCACATAGCCCATGTTCAGGCTGTTGAATTCCTGCACTTCGTCTTTGCTTGGCCAGTCGCGTTGCAAACGACGTACCGAACTATCTTGGTAGTACCACGCTAGGTTACGCAGCGGTGTCACCAAAATGGTGCCGTCCGGCAGGAATGGCGGGGTAACAGAAGGCAGTCCACCATAGGCCTTGGTAATTTGGCCGCCGATAAGAGCTTTCTCGGTGGGTGTGTTGCCGTTGGTGGTGTAGTAGGCATCTTCTGCCGCGACCATCAAATTATCGGCAATCAAGGCCACTAAGTCGCCGCGATTTCTAAACTGAATCGCCACGGTTTGCTTAATGTCGTGTACTGCTTCGTCCAGATTGACATAGGTGCCGCCTGATCCGATGCTAATCGGTGATGGACCGGTACCGATGGCATATTGACTACCGCTGTTGTACGCACGGATTTTTTGCAACCAACCGATATTCAGATCCTGTAACAGCGGACTAGTGCCGATGTTAGTAGCGGTTGCAGCCGATGTGCCGTTCCAACCGGCGACTAAAATGTCATTGGAAATTGCTTCACGTACAGCCTGCATGTACAAGTCTGCAAAGTTCGGGAACTTGGCCCAGGAATCGATATCGGCATAACTAAGCGCTACGTCGAACTCTGTTTTGAACAGTTCGTAGTCCTGTGCGCTAGTGTCCGCCAATCGTTTTGGCGTACGTTCGCCAGAACTGCTGGTATCGGTGCGCCTGGCTACTCGACCGGACAAGCCCAACAACACTTTTTGGCCCTTGATTTCGCTGACCGGAATGGACGGCAACGAGGCTAAAAACGGGTTGGCGGTTTCCACGATCTTTCTGACGATGGTTTGCGCCACCGATGGTGTGGCGGCGAAATGCTGACCGGCCAGAGCATTGCCCATGGCTACACCGTAGGCAATGGCGGTTCTGCTGAAATGTTGTTCCAGGGCTTGGCGACCCTGTGCGCTAAGTGCATGTCCCATGAGTGTTCCTTAATCCTTATAAATAGGTATCGGCTTTTTCGGTAGCGCCAAACTGCTCGCCGCCTTCGGTGCCGGGTTGTTCTTTTAATGCAGAATCAAGCTTGTCTGACATGGCGTTAAACTTTTTGGTCAGTTCAGCGATTTGATTGCCTGCTGTGTCCTTGTCGACTGCGGCTGTATCGCTTTTGGAAAACTTCGCTTCCAGTGCATCCATGCGGGCAGTGAGCTTTTCAAAGGCTGCAACGGTTGGGTCGGTGGTGTCGTCGCCTTCTGCGCCGGCTTCATCGTCTTTGTTGTCTACGGTCAGTTTTGAAAACAGCGCTTTGATTTCGCCGATTTCCGCTTTCAGTTCTTCCAGTGCTTTTTTGTCGGCCATCTCGGCGTCCTCGTGGGGTTGGGTTTTAAATAAGGCTTTGATTTGATCGAGCAGCGTGTCTGGCTGTTGATCGGTGAAGGTTTTAGTTTGCGCTTCTACAAACGGCGATACAGCAGCTTTGAGTTTGTCGGCGGATTTACTAAAGCGAACCTCAGTAGTGCCTACGCTGGACGGGTCATCGGTCGCGCCCAGGCCGGTTAAGTATGCTTTGCCGGTTTTGCGGAAATCAAACGTCAGTTCCATGGAGGTAAACAGCTTTTGACCAAAGCGGTTATCCGACAGATAAAACGCATTGGGTGCTAGTACCGCCCATAGGTCTTTGCCGCCTTCTTCGTTGTCGGTTACGCGTAGCGCTTCCACGGTGCCGTAGTTTTCGTAACGCATGTGTTCTGGCCAGATCAGCGCTTTAAACAGTTCCGGGTCGTAGGTTTCGGCTGCTTCAACCAGCCATTTCGGATCGATCACGCGGCCATCTGTGGTTTGTCCGCTCCGGCCTATGCGTTTGTAATCAGTCTGTAAGACTCTGCCTGCCATGTTTCACTCTAAATCGGGTGGAATTGACGCACAGATTAACCGTTTAGCCGGTGTCGGCAATAAGTAACGATTCTATACCTACCTATTTGATTGATATAGGAATTTTTAGAAAACAAGGACAGGGTTTTTGGCGATTTTACACCCGATAATGAGTGTAAACCATTATTGGAATTTTATGGCCCGCTATTCACCCGAACAGCAACAGTTTGCAAAAATGATGTACGTCAAAGGCGCGGCGATACCTGATATTGCCGCGCGTATTGGCGTGCCGGATCGCACGCTGTATAACTGGCGAGATGCGGGCGACTGGGACACATTCTGCCCACCCGATACAGTAGAAGTTGCGCTGGCACGCCGCATCAATGCACTGGCCGATCTGGATAAAACACCCGCCCAGCTTGACGAGCTTATCAAGCTAACGGACGCATTCGGTAAGTTACGCAAAGATGAAGCGGTAGCATTTAAAATTAAAGCCGAAGCCGCAGCGATAGAAGCCGGCAAGCCCATCTATGCCAATGTGCCTGGCGAAGTTGACTATAGCCAGCCGCGTGCGGAAAAAACCGAACGCATCAAAAAAAGCCGCGAAAAGAAAATTAAAAATGATATCTCCGGCATTACTGAAGAAATGCTGGATGCGGTGCGCAACGAACTGTTTTACGACTATCAAAAGCTGTGGTGGGAGCACCAAAACGACCGCATACGCATCATATTAAAAAGCCGCCAGATCGGCGCGACGTTCTATTTCGCTTTCGAGGCTTTGAATAAAGCCATCGTCACCGGCAAAAACCAGATATTCCTTTCCGCATCACGCGATCAGGCGGAAGTGTTCAAGGCGTACATCATCGCCTTTGCGCTGAAACACTTTGACCTAGAGCTGAAAGGCACCAACGTCATCCTGTTGTCAAACGGCGCCGAGCTGCGCTTCCTGTCAACCAACAGCAACACCGCCCAGTCGTATCACGGCGATTTGTACATTGATGAGTTTTTCTGGATCCCAAAATTCAAGAAGCTACGCAAAGTGGCCAGCGGCATGGCCGCGCACAAAAAATGGACGACGACGTTATTCAGCACGCCCAGCGCCACTAGCCATGAAGCCTATGCTGAATGGTCCGGTGAAGAGTTCAACAAGGGCAAGTCCGACGATCAGCGTATCGAGTTCGACGTATCGCACAAAAACCTGAAGGACGGCTGGTACGGTCCGGATAAAAAATGGCGGCACATGGTGACGGTGGAAGACGCCGAAGCCCAGGGTTGCGATCTGTTCAATATCGACGACCTGAAATTCGAGTACAGCGCCGACGATTATCAAAACTTGTTCATGTGCAAGTTTATCGACGACAGCCAGTCTGTATTTAGCCTGGCCAAGCTGCTGGATTGCACCGTCGATTTGGATGCCTGGAAAGACTATCAGCCCGACAACGCGCGGCCGTTTGCGAATAAACCCGTTGCATTGGGATACGACCCCAGCCGCACCCGAGACAATGCCAGCTTGGCCATATTGGCCGTGCCATTAACGCCGACACAAAAATGGCGCGCACTGCAAACCAAAAGCTACCACGGCCAGAATTTCGACTACCAGGCTAACCGGATACGGGAAATAAAAGACAGCCACAACGTGGTGCATTTGGGCATCGATACCACTGGCATCGGCTATGGCGTGTATGAAAAGGTGCTGGATTTTTACCCGCAGGCCACGCCGATTCATTACAGCATGGACATGAAAAACCAACTGGTAGTGAAAGCGCTGGACGTGATCAACATGGGCCGCTTCGAGTATCTGGCCGGGGATAACGAAATCACCCGCGCGTTTTTGATGATCAGCAAAACCACCACCAACAGCGGACAGATCACCTATGCATCATCGCGCAGCGTGGAAAGCGGCCATGCTGACATTGCCTGGTCTATTATGCATGCCTTCCAGTACGAACCAATTAACAACGACGGCAAAAAAACCACAGTCACTTTTAGCAACTAGAGGAAAAAATTATGGCCAAATGGGCACACGCCGATGTTTTAGACAACGGCTTAAATAACATCAAAAATAACTGTAATTCAATGGTGGCGTTACTCGCTTACACGTCTGGCGATAGCTACGCAACAGCTATTGCAGGCAGCAACATTCTTGCTCAAGTTGCAATGACTAGCACCGATTTTACACTAGCCAGTTCTGGCAACAATCGAACGCTAACCACTGCATCTGGCAAGGAGGATTCGAGCGCCAATGCGGACGGCAATCCGACG